GGTCACGCTTCCAAGTCTTCATTACTTCAGTAGGAAGCATGATGCCTTGTGCGGCCCGACCATACTGTTCAGAGGCAGCGCGAGATGCTTCAAATTCAAAAGCAGCAGCTTCTTGAGCGCGACGATCAGTTGGGTTAGCAAGAGCGTGGATAGCTCGAACCAGAGAGAAACTCTTGGTTTCTTTCTTGGTCATGCCGATGTCCTGAGATTCGAGAGCGCGTTCGCTGCCGATCTTCTCAAGAACTTGTCCACGGAACTCTTCGATTGACGCGCCTTCAGAGATAGCTTTGTGAGCCATATCGCTTTGACCGTGACGCGCACCTAGCTCAAGGATTTGAGCCGCATTCTTCTGGGCAGACTGACGAGCATTCGCCTCAACTGCCGCAATATCAACTTCAGACATTTTAGTGTCCTCCACATAAGTTACTATTTCGGGTTCTTTTGGCTGCTCGCTTGAACGCCCAACGCCGACTGTCACATCAGCAGGAATAGACACCAAACTTGCTTCCATCGGCCTCCAAGACTTAGCGATATACGTTTCGCCGTCCCGTGAGTCCTTTTGCATCTTGCTGATTGAATATCCAACGCTGATGTTAGCGCGAATACCATCAACTACATCTGTGAAAGCCTCACTAGCAAGCGCACCTTTTCCAAAGCGCACCGTCGCCCGTAGTCTACGAGCCGAGCCGTCAAGTTCCACCGATTCAATTACGCCTATCTGCTTCTCTGGGTCGTGATCGAGTAGCAGTGGCGCTCGCCCAGAAGCTAGGAATGACAAGTCAACCGCATCTGAGCTGTGTTCTAGTACCTCGTTGCCGAAAGATCGTGCAACAGGCTCTTCTGAAGAGATCGCAATGCGTACAGTGCGCTTGTCTTCGTTGATTGGGTCTGCGTCCAGAGCCATAGCCCTGTGGACTACCTCGAGAGATCGCTCTTCAGCAACTACCGCTACTTCCTCAGTAACCTCAGCTACCTCTTCAACGGTCTCTTGATCTAATACTTCGTCAGTCATAAGTAATTCCTCAGAATTCATGGCGTTGATAATACCACACTCGCCAATTTCGCCTGATCTTTCATCTATCGAATTAAGCCTAGAGACAATCCTATCCGCAAATGACTTGCCAGAATCACCGCCCCAAAGCTCCCACGCTATCCTACCAGCACTCGGGAAACCCTCTTCTCCGCTAGTAAAGCCCTCGGCCTGTTTATCGACCTCGTGCCTAGCAAAGTAGGAATACATCCTTTTAACCGTATCTATGCTCAGATTAACTCGGTTCTTGATGTCTCTAGCCCGAGCAACACCGACCTCAGTGCCACCTCTGCCGTACTCTTCGCGCCACTCAAGCCCTCTGGTCGCGCTAGATACCATGGCATCACTAGGCTTGGTATTTATGTCCTCACCCTTGTACTTCGGCATCTTCCTCTCCTGTTACGTCTGGGATGATACCGACCTGAGTAGCACCGTAAGGCTCAAGTGCGTACTTAATACCGAACTGCTCGGCAAGGTCTCTGTCTTTAGCTATCTGTGACATCAACTCTTCAGCGTCTTTACCGTACTGCATAGCAACGTCCTGAATGCTCAAGATGCCGTTCTTCATACCTACGACAGAGGCGTTCATCTCTTTCAGCGGGTCAATCCACGACCAACCTTTGCCACGGAACTCAGAGGCATTAGAGAAACGCTCATACTGACGTAGAGGAATGCCGAAGTTGTTCATCTCCATAGCAGACTCAAGCCACGCCTCATACACAGGTCGCGCAAAGTGCTCAATCATAAACTGCTGAATATCACGGTAGAAGTCACGCTCTTCTAGTGCGCCTTGGCGAATACTAGAGTAGCTAGTGGCTTCTAAGTCATTGGAAAGGCTCGTATAACTCACGCCAAGCGCAGAAGCTATGCTTTTGAGAATAGACTTGTGGAAGCTCTCAAACTCGTTGTTAGGGTTCTGCGGGTCAAAGGCTTTAAAGTCCACACCCGTAGGCAGTTGGTGGAAGCTGCCAGGCTCTGCGTCCATGATCGGAACTTGTCCGTCTAGGTCGTCTGGCACGAAGCCGTCACCGCCAGAGCTAGTGAAGAAGCCCATCTTAGATGCCCCTACACGCGCAGCGACCAACGCTGCCTCGATGTAAGCGCCTAGATGCTTGAGGCCAGCCATAGCAGGAGATAGCCAAGGCTCTCCCCTAGTCTGACCTGCCCGAAGCTGAATAAAGATGTGTAGAACACGATCAGCAGGAATTCGCACCGACTTCTTGGCTACAGTCATCGTGGTGTAGTCGTAATCACCTGGATGGTAGGTCGTGAAGTGATAAGCGACAGGCTTCTTGAACTTATTAAGCTCTACGCCCATCCGAATCTCATTGCCGTTAGACAGTTTCTCGTTCTTCGTCTCGTCTACCTGATCTGACTCAACAAACTCAATCGCAAACGAGTCTTTAAAGCTGCCGCCACGGTGCTTGATGATAAACACCTCACCATCACGAGCAATCGTCTCCAGAGCGAGCTTCTGAGCGTCTGCCCAGCTCATTTTGCCGTCTACAGTCGGGTTTCCCATCTTCCCCCATGAGAGAAAGGCGTTTTCTACCGCAGAATTGCCCGAAACATCGAGGTTACCGACCGAATCAAGTGCCTTAACCTGCAAGCCGAAGCCCTTACCGCCAATCACGTTGGTCTTAAGTAGGGACATATATCGCTTGGCGTATTGGTTATTACGCACTAAATCTCGTGATCTCGACCGTATAACCTTGAGAACGGGACTTAATTCGGAGTCAGCAGACCGCTCAGAAGCCTTAAAATCGGCAAATAAACGACCTGGATTAGCGGCTGCATAGGCTCGCTTGAACATCTTTGGCTCTGGTTTCTTCTTGAATATGTCCAAAAGCGCCATCTAGAACCTCACTTGGATAGTAGACTTGCCCTTTCTGCCCATTTTGGCATCTTCAGCAGCCTTTTCGCGCAGATACTCTGCCCTGTAGTAGTCTCGCGCCTCAAGAAGCTCAGTAAAGCTCATCTTTGTCAGTGATCGACCAGCAATAGAGTAAGACGACACATCAGAGTCAGCCTTACCAGATAATACGCTCTCAATCTTAGCCACCATGATCTCAGCATGGCTTCTAATGTCACTTCCAGCAATATCTAGGTCAGCCTTAACCGTAAACGTACCACGACCGATTACAATCCTCGCTGAATCAGAGTTCCTGACTATTTCTTTCTGCCACTGGTAAGTGCCAGGAGAATAAGAGCCAGTGTCGGTAGCCGTGATTAAGTAATGCGAAGTCTGACCAGTAGCCGTAATCTGGAACTCGTCACGAGCGCCAGAGATTCGGGCAGTGTAAATCAGCGTGTAGGAATCTGTCGGGTAATCGTCTACAAGGTTTGAGACCTTCCATTGAAGGAAGTCACCTGCGACGATTTCTAGCGGTTCGCCTTCTGGCGCTTGGGTTGCGTCAAACAAGTTGGTCATAGTCTACCGCCACGAATTGATGAAGCCCCGCCCTGCTTTTGGCACGAACGGAGGTCTCGTCGGAGTCTGCTTAGGAGTCTCAGGCACTTTGGCCTGTGATTTGTTCGCTAAGGCATTGACATTGATACCAAGTATAGCATACGCCGCTATCGCATACACAAAGCAGTCTAATGCCTCGTTTCTTGTGCGGGTCTTCTGAAACATCCTCTTCTTGAACCCACGGTGATACCTTGTGACGATCTTCTCAGCGGTGAGCTGCTTGTAATACTCTTCTGGCAGGTGATCTGAGAAGTGTATGTAGCTCGCGCCCTCTTCTTGCACCCGTAAACGCCCAAAGAGCATATCTTTGGCAGTGTCTACGCCTACAGGGAAGAGGTTGCATTTCCCGATGTTGTTCTTAGAAGGTCTGCCCACGATAGCCCTGCCCTCACCACCGACACCCTTGATAGCAAAGACCCTGCGACCACCGTTCTTCTTGGCGTAAGAGTAGACAGCGTTAGTGAAGTGACCACCCGAGTCAATACAAGTAGCCCGTATGGGCAGGTCTCTACCGTCGTGGCTTTCGTAAGTTCTGAATAGATGCGTATCAAGCGAAGTCCACAAGTGAGGCGTAGACGGGTCACCGTAGAGAATATGGTGATCTATAACCCAAGATTCGTCATCTCGCCCCCATCCAATCAGGCTTAACTCTAATCTGTCATCCTGTACGTCCACCCCACAAGTAAGGAATATCACCTCTTCTGGTATCTTCTGGTAAAACGCCTCACCTCGCTCCATAAGGTTGAACTCGTCAATGGTCTCACCTTGGTCTTCCCAAGACTCTCCCAGATAAGTGTTCGTCCATACCTTGAGCTGTTCTGGGTTCTTCTTAACCAACAGGAAGTCTCGGACACCCTCAGAGAGCGGAGTCCACGGGCTGTAAAGTGCTGATATTGCGAACCCTGCTACCCCATTAAACTCGGCAGTAGCTACCCATTGACCTTCTTTAACTGACTTTCTACGATCTGAGTCGCTCCATAGCGCAGCGCACTCCTCGCATTGGTACTTAGCTGTATCAGGATTAGCGTCAGTCCATTGCACATTAGCCCATCTCAGGGTCTGTTCATGTCCGCAATGCTGACAAGGGACGTAGTATCTGCGCTGGTCAGACTTCTCGAATGCGTCCTCGATGCGTGATGCGCCCTTGTTCGTTGGCGTAGACACCATGACTATGCGCCTATTCCAGAAGGTCGAGGCACGTTTCCTAGCCAGTTGTATCGGGTCACCCTCTGAACCAGCAGACGTAGGGTATCTGTCCACCTCGTCACACAAGACCAAACGGATAGGACGCGAGGCCAGACCAGAGGGGCTGTTAGCACCCACCAAGGTAATCGAGCCTCCTGGGAATATCTTATGCAGTGTCGTATTGCCAGAGTCACGAGAGCGAGGCGACTTAACCTTGTCCTTAAGACACGGGGTAGACGCAAGTAAGCCGTTGGCTACCCTGTCCTTAGAGAAGGACTGAGCCATGTCCAGAGACGGTTGTAGCATGAGAATCGGAGAGGGGTCGTTATCTATATGATAACCAATGATATTTAGCAAAGCCTCTGACTTGCCTAATTGCGCCGCAGACATAATCACGACCTCTACATTCTTAGGGTCGCAGCAAGCGTCCATCATTCCACGCTGGTACTCAGCACGAGAGGTGTGCCATCGACCTGGCTCAGAACTACTCTGCGCGTCCAGCCTTCTTTCTCGGTCTGCCCACTCGCTTACCGTCAGCTTTGGCGGTGGCTTTAGGACTGTCCTCGCTTTCAATAGGCTTTGCTGTATGTTGCCCGTCACCTGCATAGTTAGATAGCTCTTGTAGTGCTTCTCGGATGTAGTCGTCAATTAAGTCTTGTACTTCTGCTGGGTTATCCATGTCAGCTACCAGCGTAGCCAGCTTAGATGGGATAGAAAGCAGCTTACCCTTCATGTCCATCAACTGCGACTGCCACTCTTCTACAACAGCC